AGTAGTAAGCATCGCCAAAATTACCCATACCCTCTTGAATCAACACGCATCTAAAGCGTGTGTATCCTATGCCTGTTTCATCTTGTTTTGATTCTTTGAAATTAAATTTACCACGAAACGACATCGCTTCCTTTGCTCGCAATACTTGCACATTACTTGAAGCTGAAACACATTCTTTTTTATCTGATACGATTTCTTCGTCTTGTTTTAAATCTTGCACGGGTGCAATAATTTTGAATCCTTTAGCTTTTAATAGGTTATAGAACGTCGCTGCGTTTCCTGTTCCTGCTTTTAATAGAATTTCATTTACTGCTAACTCGTTTGCATCGAGCGGTTGAATTCCATTGTCTGATTTTTGTGGTTGTGGATCAATGGGCTTGTCGCTAGACTCTTTTTTATTAACTCGCTTAGATGCTAATTGCCATAGATTTGGGACTTTGATTCCTGCTTCGTTTTTCTTTTTTTGTAGAATCATTTCGTTTTTTTATCCGTAAAGTGTACAACGATTTTAAATTGTCCTGCTACGTCTGGTATAATCTGCGGGCTTACGTCCATCTTAGACCAATCTTTGCCTTCGCGCGTTGCGATTGCTTGAACTTTTTCTAGTGAGTTCACAACATAACCACAAATTGCGAAAAGATATTTACCGCCCTTGGTTAAAATATTACTGCCCTTTTCAGCGATGTCTAGTAGGTATTCTTCTTTTTGTCTAAACGCATCTGGATTCTTTGCAAACTCTTCGAACGTAACAAAGCCAAACTTGTGTGGATCAACTAGAATTTCTTCCATTGTTTCGGGAAACTTAGCCTCGTTTTTCATATTATAATCCAGCCTCGTCAGATACATTTTTCCTATCTTCACCGTTCACGCCCGACGGTTGTTGATCTTGTCCAAGTTGTGGCGCTGCAGTTAATGGCATTATCGGCTCCTGTGAATCAATCTTTAGTTTTTCTTCATTGTAAATATATTCAGTGACTCCCATTTCCTTTGCTGCGATCTCTGCGCAACGCTCAGATGATAACCAACCGCGTGATTCACATAGTACTAAGTCTTTTAATTTCGCTGACCTGTCTTGTGTTATTAGTTCTGGGAACGTCACTTCTATGTCTTCGTTTGGTAGTCCCATTTGTTCGAACAAGTCTTTGGCTAGTGATTTGATTATAGTTTCGAATACCATTTGTCGTGATTCGAACATCTTTGCTACTGGCTCAGTCGCTACGAATGCACTTGCACGCGTTTGACCGCCTGATAAGTGTGATCCGAAATAATTCACTGGTATGCCTGATCCCATTGCGATCATAGACATAGCCCAGTCGAATGACTTTGATTGACCCTTGCCGCCTGCGCCTGCGTTTGCTAAATATTCGCGCTTTACTTTCGCAGTATGCACGAACTCAGAACCTGCAGGTGGTAGCGTACCAAGTGATTGTTGTTCTGAAATATAATTATTCATATCGTCAGGCGAACCCTCGATAGTCGTATCAATCGACCACGCTGAGTTTTTTTGATCGCCTGCGATTGCATAATTGATTGAATCGCGAAGACGTTTTAAATATCCTAACACTGGGAATAAATCAGAACGCCCACGCTTTTCGCTTACTGTACTGTTTACTTTAAAATGCATCATTTCACTTGCTGGAATTTGCTGCATGATGAATTTACTTGTCGGCACTGGTTTGCCTTGATCTGTGCCGGTATAGATTTGATACTGCGTTGGTGATACCCACTGATAAAATAATACGCGTTTAATGTCTTCAGGATATGTGCAGATATCCCAAATACAAGACGGGTCAACGATTCTATATCGTGGCAAGAATACGATTGGGCTTTCTTGACCTTTTTGAATATCGTAAGTTATATATTTTTGTTTGTTCGGTAAACGCCAAATCATTGTTTCGCCATTGATAGAAAGTTCTAAAGATATTTCTTGCAACATTTCTTGAATGTTATTCGTGCGCTCGAACGCTTCCCAAACTGCTAGATGTGCTTTCGATTCACAGTCAACGCGAAAGCCTTTGCCTAGTGTAAAATCTTTCATGATTTGTACGATTCTCTTTGCTACTGGATCATGATGATATGATTGAAACGAAACGCCGATCATTTTTAAATAATCAGAAATATATAATTGCTTGTTAAACGGCCCACCCAGCATCGATACATAATCTTGCCCGATGTCAGAACCGTGAGAATAAGACGAGCTATCATTAAATGAATCAAATGATTCTCGTAGTTTAGTTTCGTTTTTATTATTGTTTTTTAACGTTTCGACAAATTGTTTTGTGTTTAATGTTTTATAGCCAAATTGCTTACCATTGGTTGCGATCACTTTAGCTTCGATTTCGACATTCTCTTTATTTTCTGCGAAGTATGCTAGATCGTTTAGATTTGTAATCTCGTCAATATTCGTTGGAGCTTTATAACTAAAATCATACTCGTATGTCTCAGGGTCAAACGATGTGCCCTTCACTAACCCATTGATTCGTGATTGTTTAGTTTTTGCGATTGTTTCATCGTCTAGGAATTCAGCCATTTTTCAAAGTCTCCGTAAGTTGGTAAATCTAGTTCGTCTTCAATGTCTTTTCTATACTTCTCTAAACTTGGATCATAAGGCGCAAAACTGCAACGACAATTTGCGTGCGCAGGCGGCATGATCGGATCACCGTACTTCTTTTCGATTTCAGTTGATGTGAGACCGTCTCGATCAGAACATCCACTGCCATCGCAGCAATCGTCACATGTTTTTGCGTCAACGACTGCGACCCACATGAGATCAGTATAACCGTTTTCGTTTGCCGCGTCTATTCCACCCTCGCGAACTGATTTTACATATTCATGCGACATCGATTGTTCGAGTTCCCAACCATAGACTTCATCGTATTCTTTTGATTCTATATCCTGAATATCATAAACGTCTTTCGTTGATCGACCGTAAATAGATGCGAGTGGGTCTACCTCTGATTTCATGTAGTCATCAACTACGCCACGCCATTCATCGTCTGAAATAATACCCGTCGTCATGTCGAATTCATCAGATAGTTTTTTTGGATACATCATTGAACTTATTTCATCTGCAGTCAGTTCTTCTTCGTCGTCTTCAAAATCGTTCTTTGATTCTGTGAACTTCTTAAGTTTTCGCTTCGGTCTCTTTACTTGCTTAGCTTTCGGGAACGCATCGCTCACATATTCTGCAAACTCGTCAAAGTTTTTTGCATTGAATAAGCCATTCTCGATATAGTTATATAGTTTTCGCAGTAGTTTATTAAGCATCTTTCTAACGCGAAAATACTCTTTATCATCAAACTTTTGAGGTTCGATCTTGTACTTTGTTTTTTTTATTCGTGCTCGTCCGATGGCTTCGGCTTCTCCGATGTGCGCGAGAATATAACATCGTCGTATACACTTTTGATTACTAATATAGTAATCACGAGCGGCACGATGAAAAATATTGATGAGTTTATTATGTAAGTCTTTATTTTCCATGGTTCGATAGGTGAGTCGCCCTTGAATGTATTGTGAGAGTATTTCTTTCGTCGATTCATCTATTAGCCATTTCGTGATTGCGTTTGATACTCGTTGATACTTTAAATAGATTTCATCTAACGCTTTATCGCGCGCGTGAATAAAATTTCTATAATCTGCGTTAGCTAGAAAAGAATGTTTCATCGTAGTATGACCTTGAGTGTACCTACCTGATTCTGTGATTGTATAGGAGAAAATTCATGTACTGCATAGCCAACGTTATCAGATGAGTGTGTCAGCGTCGGGTCTCGACGTTGATCTAGTATTGCGCCTGTGCCCTCTTTCCATACGACGCGCTCGAAATCTCTTTTTAAATGTGGGCACTTAATCGGGTCGAACGTGAATTGTGTATTACCGTTTGCTGATTTTAGTTTTGCGTTCATTGCATTGACTCGATCTTTGATTCCGGGGTTCGCATCTGGGATGCGTAGATCAACCGTAAAACCTGCGGCTTTAAGTTTTGCTAATATAATATCATAATCTGATTTTCCAGCCGCTGATGTCTTCATTGACTTGCCTGATGAGTCGCCAGTCAAGAATATGTTTGGCGTCGTTCGCATGTGACCCTGTTCTTTGTAAATCTTTAGCTTGTCGATAAGTATTTCAGAACATTCGTCAGTGTTCGTGTTCGTTTGATATATCTCGTCAAAGAAATGCCATTGCATTGCCCTATGTTCCAAGCCATTGGGTTTACGTTAAAATCACATGACACGATGAATGGTAGCCAAGGCGATTGCGGCAAGCCTTGCGCAGCGAACGGGCTTACGATTGCATGATTATGCTGGCCATAAGAAAGATAAGCTTTACCAGCGGTTAGATCGCGAAACTCTGCTAGTATTTCTTGTGCGAATTCAGCCTCTGACATTTGCCCTTTAAGGGTTTCAAACTCGGATTGCGTAAAAGATGGGTTACACGTCGACGGAGCTGTGAATGTTTTCCATAGTCCTGATGTGTCTGCATTTGCACGATTTGCTAGATCATAGAACTGATCGAAACCGCGAGGAGTTGAAATGAACGCCGCCCAACCTTGTGTCGTCGTTAACATCGGGCGAATAACAAGCGGCCATAAATCTGGATGTTGATCGCGAACCTCGTCAATGATAACTCCATCAAGAGATTCACCGCGCAAGTTGTCATAGTTGTCGCCTGATTTAAAAACAATTTCTGAGTTATTTAAAAACTTCATGCGTAATTCTGACATGTTTTGTTTTATGCCAATGTGCGGCCAGATGTTCCAAAGTGCGCCAGTGATTCTGCGATATTGTATTTTAGCTTGATCATACGTTGGCGAGACGAACCAATATTTTGTGTTAGGATTATTGATCGCCTTGTAAGTGATTTCGTTTACTGCCCACGTTGATTTCCCAGATTGTCTACCCCAAGCGCCTACTCTAAACCTATGCTTAGATTCATGAAGTGCTTTCTGCATTTCATGTGGCGCGTATAGTTCAATCCTTCGAGTCGATTTCCTTACGTTCAATCGAACTGCCCCAATCTGCGACGAGTGTGATTTCGCTAGTTGTGTCCATGTGACCGCTTAGTTCGACTGTTTCCTTCGGTTTACCGATTAATCTATTCCAAATCGAATCAAGCCTAGTTGTGTCTCCGCGTTTGATTGCTTGTTGAAGTACTGACAAGATCGAGAGCTCCATAGCCGTCGATGTTGGGTCTTGTGCTTTAGCTTGCATTTGCTGCGGCGTCATTGCCTGAAAATCAATCAGTGCTTTGTACACCTTGTTTTTAAACTCAGCTTGTTTGACTTCGATCTCAAAGCTAGGCATTTTTGGGCGTCCCTTCCCAAACTTATTGCCCTTGTTGAATAGATGTTTTGCCACGGTCTGTTATGTTCCGTTTTTATGCGCTGTGCGTAGCGTGTT